AATGTAGTCACAGTTACAACCTCTTACTAGGTATCTTATCTTGGACAAGAGATTGTCTGAGTCAGTTGAACCCCAGTGGTCATACAGAAAAACACGACCAGAACCTATGGTAGCATTGAAAGCATTTCTTAACTCCTCACTACTGCTGTCTAGTTCCTGTAAGTGTAGTGGTGTATTCAATTCAATAGACATCAAACCCAAGGCAGTACGCTTTACGTTCTCCTCTAGGGCAATGTAGCCTACTGTCTGTCCGGACTTGATAAGTCCGTGTGCTAGTTCCCTAGCTAACTGGCTCTTACCAATGCCTGACCCTGCTGTCAGCGTGACTATCTCACCCTTACGGATGCCACCCACCTTCTCATTCAATCCATTAAATGTGTAGGGTATAGAGGCACGAGTATCAACAGCAGTCACTGTTTCCCACAAGTCAGTACCAGCTACGATACCATCAGGTCTGTAAGTCTTAGCACTATACACTGCGTTGATTAAGTCACCAGTTCTACCAGCCTGTAACATTTCGTTAGCATCCTTTAGAGGTAGCTTTGCAATCTTACACTTGTCTGGTGGTAGTATCTTAGCACACTCAAGTGCTGCTGACTGACCAACATCATCACTGTCAAACATCAGGATGATACTGTCGTACTTACATAGCCACTCAATAGAATTAGCTATGGCTTTCTTAGCACCAGCCGCACCATTAGGCACGGATACTACACTGTACTTCAAGTCAAAGGATTGGCTCAGTGACAGTGCATCTATCTCACCCTCAACAATAGTAATCATCTTACCACCGTCACGGCATAGATGCTGACCATACAGCCCAGCCTCTTTGAGATTACCTATTACACTAAAGTCCTTGTTAGCAAAGCGTAGCTTCTGTGCTACCACATCGCCATCCTTGTTGTAGTAACTGGCTACCTGTACCTTCTTACCGTGGTAGTCAGCAACACCATAGCCCCAGTGCTTAGTAGTCCTCTGGTGTATACCTCGCTTTGTTAGGGCGGTAGGCTCTGGTACTAGGAAGTTTTTGTTATGTGTCTTAGCTTCTGTCTGCATAGTTGTACCCTCCGCTGGTGTTAGGATGTTGCAAGAGAAGCAGTAGTGATTACCACTAGTGTATAACGCATTGGCATCACTACTGCCACAGTGAGGACAGGCTTCATGCCTGATGAACTCACTACTATCTTCCATTACCTAACGCCCCAGTTAGAAACCTAGCAACATGACCGAAGCCACCAGCAATCTTCTTTAGTACTGGGTCAGGATACTTATCCTCATCCTCTGTCATAATCAAGGCTATTGTTTCATAGTCTACTGAAGAAAAGAACTCTTCACCATCCACAAAAATTGAGATACTCAGTCCATGTACTGTGAACTCTGCGTTGATGTCTACCTCTGATACTAACTCTTCGTTAATTTCTATTACACTCATGCTGCTTCCTCACTGACTTCTTCTGGTGTTACATAATTTAATGCACCCTCAAAGCAAATGACATCTTCTGCTTCCATACCATCATCAAGTAATTGTTGATAATGATAGTGCATAGCATCGTGCATATCCTTAGCCTCAATCCATGAAACAATCATGTGTTTGTACTTAATACCATCAACATAATATACGTTGTTATATACTACTGTATACTTTTTCATAACCACTCCTCTGGTATAGTTCCTTCTGCCCAGACAAACCCCTGAAGGTTTGCCCACTCAGCACAAGTCATCTTAGTCCCATCCTTACGTTTCTTTGCACCCTGTATGGTTGCGTTAGCGTTCTGAAACACGAAGCGAATATCCAAGTCTGGATACTGTGCCTTGATTGCTTTCATCTTACGCTGTGCGTCCTGCCTGAAGTACCCCTTCAACTCTACATACATAGAGTTAACTTGGTTCTCAGTACCTATCTTTAGGTCAGGTACATAGTGACGTTCCACATAGTAGGCCAGCTTGTCTGGTTCATATATATGTGGAACGCCACGCTCGTTTAGGTCAGAGATGACCCTCGCCTCAAAAGTCCCCTTCGGCATCGTCTGTGTCATCAGTAGTTTCATCATTGAACACATCATTACTGTCGTCCTTGGCTTTGGCATTAGCAACATATCCATCCTCCTCATCAAAGGCATCGGCTACGTTACCATACTCTACCAAGTCAATGACCTGTACTGCCTTGAGGCGTAGTGATACACCAACCTGCTTGGTTGACTGCATCATGTAGGGAAAAGGCTCAACTGCTACCTTAACCAGTGAACCATTACCCACTGCTGTGGCTGGGTCAAGAGGTTGCTTCTTGGTATCAACTACTGACACCTTCTGATGGTATACTCTACCATCCTTACTCTTGATAGCCGCCTTCAGCTTGGTCTTGAATACTACGTTACCAGTTTCATTACCATTCTGGTCTACCTCTTTCTCAAACACTGCACGTTTGGACAGGTTAGCCTTGAGTGCTGGCTTCTCCTTGACAGACTTGTCGTACTCCTGATCTACAAGAGTTTCAAGCTGTTCACAAACTGCTACTGATTCTGCTTCAGGCATCACTACTTGAATTGAGTACTCACCCTCTGGAACGAAGCGAGTGTCTGGCTCAAATACTTTTGCCCATTTTGAATTGCCCTTAATAATAATCATTTCACATATCTCCTGTGATGTTAGTGTGGCTATAGGTACAGTTTAGAACTATGCAAAAAAGTATTGCGAATACAGTACGTTACCTAGTTCTAGTCTGCCCTTACTTGGTGGTATTGGTACGTCATCTGTACCTAGTGTAACCATAGCATGTTGTCTTAACTCTGTCAACACATCATGGTCATGATACATGGAAACAAACTCCTGTCGTAGGATGTCAGACATGAGTGGCATGTTACTACTGTGTGTTCCATAGCTGTCGTGTACCATTGCAAAGTCTGTGATGCCCTGCTTCCTGCATGTATTGATAGTCTTAGTCATTGCCGCCGCATCTAGTGAGTGGATGAAGTTAGGACTAGCACCTGACCCTGTACGTCTGCGGCTTACTACGTCCTCCTTATCCTTGTTGAAGATTAGCTGAAGCGTGTTGCCATTGATTAGTGTGGTAATCCTCCTCTTCTCTACCTCGTTGTAGTTCTGCATGACCAGCCAGTTAGTAGGTGTGACCCACTCCATGTGTCTGTTGTGTGATGAGTACACACTACCAACTTCCTTAATGTAGTCCATCACCTGCCTTGCTGACTGGATGACACCATTGATTGCATCCCACACATGGCGAGATAGGTATACACTGGCATTGAACAGGTCATCGCCAAACACATTGGGTGTACCCTTGTCTATCCTATCCTGCATAGCATCCTGAATATACACACGTCCAGCATGGATAGTCCCTGAGTATGGTACAATCATGACACACCGCTTAGTTAGTGATCGGTCAATGCCAAACTCTATAAATTTTTTCGCTAGAATTTCACCCCTGTCTGCATCCATGCTGATGGTATGCGTTGCCTGATCTGCTACCTGCTGGTAGATATCCTGTGGTATGTCTGATGGTATCAGGTTAGTAGCCCTGCCACCACGCTCATCCCTGAGGATGGCTGACAGGTGTTGTAGTCCATTGCAACTACCATCAGCAGACACAGGTAGGTTTGACATGAAACCCCAGCCCTTCTTGATTAGGTTAGCAAACTCAATACACCACCCTAAGAATTGGAAGGGCTTGTCTGCGTCCAGCCACCAGTTGTTATCGTATGGGTTATCAACCATGCGGATAACTTCGTCTGCCTTGTCCCATGCCCAACGCTCACGCTCATTCAGTGTTACCTTGTCGTTACCATACAGGTTAGCACCATGTATACACAACCACCTAGCATCATCCCAGTTGTTGATAGCCTTGCCATCCCTGAATGTCATCAGTCCCTTACTCCAATCTGCCGACTGTGGTGACATGAATGTACTGCTTGCATACTTGCGTGAACGAAAGTCATTCTGCCACACATAATAGAACTCATCATACTTAGCATACTGTTCTGCTACCTGTAGTGTACGCTCTACCTGTATGCGCTTGCTTACAGTCTTGTTGTTGTAGGTATAAATCTCATTACGTTTCTTTGACCAGTCCTTAAACTCCGAACGTTCTGCCTCATCCATAGCGGCTGGTTCTTTGTTGAATGGGTAGCTAGGTAGTGGTCTGTCCTCTCTTGCTGGTAGTCCTGCCCACTGTTCACCACTGTCCCACAAGTTGCGGATGATGTCCAGTACAGGTCTGTTAATCTGCCACGGTGTGTGTTGTAGTGTGTTAAGGCAGTCAAACTCTTGTGATAAGTCTTGCTGTTTCAGCTTGGTCATATGTTCCCTCATACTTATCCCCTTCTAATTATGTTTAGGTCTGCTAAAAAGTCTGCGTGATATCCACCCCCTGTTACGTCTGTCCAGTCCTTAGGTGGTATGATACAGGGTGAGAAGCGTGGGCGTGTTGTTTCCATGTGTGTGTTGAACGCCTTAACCCATGCCTCTGTTTCTTCTGTTGCCCTGATGTATGTAGTAGTCTTTCGTCTGCTAGTGGTCAACTTCTCAAGCCTGACTAGCCCTGTCTTGCGGATGATAATGTCAACTAGCCTTAGTCCCACATGGATACGTTCCTCTGCTGTCCACTCTAGTTGTTTGTATCCATCCTTGTTCATCTTGTTGGTCAGTCCATAGCGTCTGCTAGTCACTCCCTTCTCATTCGCCTTCTTGATAGTGTTGGTTGCTACCTCACCAGCCTCACCTATCCACTTCTCTAGTCTGTCCTGCATCTCCACGTTGCCACCAATAGCCTTGGCTACCTTGGTCAGTGTGTTACTCCTACTGATGCCATCAATCATAGACACTAGTGCTAGGTATGCTACCTTGTCAGGCTTCATGCCCTGTAGTTTCTTGTGTGCTACATCCCTGTTGCTGGTTGTTGTGGTTTGTAGTTCTGCTACTCCCTCCGCTGTGTTAGATACCACGCTGGCTATGATAGTCCTGCCATGCAGTGCATTAGATTCCCTATTCTTCTCAACTGACTGGCTGACATCACGCCTAAACCTGTCAACCCCAGCGTCTAGCATTTCCTTCTCAAGTGCAAGCTGGTTTTCTAAACTGTACCCCATAGCCTAGCCCCCTGTTACATATATAACACTTATACCTACGACTAGTACTAGTACACACACTGTCTGAATACCCATCATCCCCTCACTTTCTGTTAGCCCTGCCGCTACACCAGTAATCAATAGCATGACAAGCATAGATGTAAGAAACATACCCATTAACATTCCCCATAGTTTTCTAGCATCCACTGTTCATATCTACTCACTACTTCATAGACTAGTGGTTCCTCTGACCACTGTGTATTACATCCACTGCAATACCACTCGATCTTATCATCCACTGCATACAATGCTTCTGCTTCTCCGTCATTACAGTGACGGCATACTGCTGTTCCCATACTCATGCCTTACTCTCCTCCCTTACCTTCATCAGTTTACCCTCTTGGTATCCCATCTGATACTTGATGTAATACTGTGGTTGTGCATCCCTATTATAATCATTGTTATAATCATTAGTGTGATACCCTGCATAGTAGCCTAACAAATAGGCATCATCATACTT